TTTAAGTGCTTATACAAGTCCTCAAATTCAAGAAAACAAAAAAGATAGTTATATAGAATATGGAAGTGATAATAATTATTTCCAATATTTAATAGATAGATACCTTTATAGTGCTACAAATGGTGCAATTATTACAGGTGTTGCTAATATGATTTATGGTAAAGGATTAGATGCTTTAGATTCTAATAGAAAGCCTAATGAATATGCACAATTTAAATCTATTGTTAAAGATTCAGATTTAAAAAAAGTAGCTTTAGAAAGAAAGTTGTTAGGAATGGCTGCTATGCAGGTTGTAATGGAGAAGAAAATGGTTAAACAAGTTCTTCATTTTCCTATGCAAACTTTAAGAGCAGGTAAATGTAACGATAAAGGACAAATTGAGGCTTGGTATTACCATCCTGATTGGACTAAAAAGAAACCATCAGAAGAAGCTAAACGTATTCCTGCCTTTGGTTTTGGAAATGGTAATGAAGTAGAAATATATGTTATAAAACCTTATGTAAGTGGATTTGATTATTATGCACCAATCGATTATAGTGGTTCACTACCTTATGCTTTATTGGAAGAAAATATTGCTGATTATCAAATTAATGATTGTCAAAACGGATTCTCAGGAACAAAAGTAATAAATTTTAATGCAGGTATCCCTACAGAGGAAATGCGTGATAAAATTAAACGAGAAGTTCTTGGTAAATTAACAGGTTCAAGAGGTGAAAAAGTAATTGTAGCTTTTAATCAGAATGCAGAATCTAAAACAACTGTAGAAGATTTACCTTTAAATGATGCTCCTGCACACTATGAATATTTAAGTAAAGAATGTTTTGAAAAATTAATAGTAGGGCATAGAGTTACTAATCCTATGTTATTAGGAATTAGAGAAACAAGTAGTGGTTTAAGCAATAATGCTGATGAAATAGAAACATCTACATTAATGTTTTTAAATTTAGTTATAAAACCATATCAAAATGAATTAATAAGTGCAATAGATACTATATTAGCTGTTAATAGTATATCTTTAGATTTAAGATTTGTTAGATTACAGCCATTAGATAACGAGCAAATAATAAGTTCTAAAAATCCTATTATAGAAGCAGTAAATAGTTTATCTCCATTAGTAGCAAATAAAGTATTAGAATCTATGACAGCTAATGAAATTAGAAGTTTAGTAGGTTTGGTTGCTGAAAAAGGTGGTTCTGATTTAAATCCAAGTGTTGCATCAAATTTATCAAAACATTTAGATGAAATTGATTTAGATTCTTTTGGAGAAGAAATAGATTTAGATGAATGGGAATTAATTGATTCACGTGAAGTAGATTATGATACAGAAGCAGAATTAGACGCTGAATTAAATAGATTAAATAATCCTAAAAAATCAATATTAAGTAAGATATTTAATTTTGTAAGCACAGGTACAGCCAATCCAAACGCTAAAAGTGAACAAGATGGTGCTTTATTTAAGTCAAGATATAGATATAGCGGACAAGTTAGCGATAAAAGTAGAGCATTTTGCAAAAAAATGTTGTCTGCAGATAAACTATATAGAAAAGAAGACATACAAAGAATGAGTAATAGCAAAGTAAATGAAGGTTTTGGACCAAAAGGAGCTGATACTTATGATGTATTTTTATATAAAGGTGGTGGTGCTTGTCATCATTTTTGGACACGTGAAACTTATAGAAAAAAAGCAGATGTAAATAGTCCTTTAGCAGAAGAAATAAGTGCAGCAACAGCAAGAAAAGAGGGTGAAATATTACCAACTAACAACCCTTTAGTATATCAAAAACCTATTAATATGCCTAATAAAGGCTTTTTACCTAAATAACTATATAGATGGCACAAGGATTATTTATAAGCACAAACGACATAGTTAAATTTACCAATTTAAATGGTAATTTAGACCCTGATATATACACACAATATATCTTTCAGGCACAACAATTACACATTCAAAACTATTTAGGAACTAAACTATACGATAAAATTAACGATGGAATTGTAGCAGGTAATTTAGCAAGTCCTTATACAACGCTTTTAAGCAAATATATAAAGCCAATGGTTATACATTGGGCAATGGTAGAGTTTTTACCTTATGCAGCTTATAAAGTATCAAATAAAGGAGTATTTAAACATAATTCAGAAAATAGTACTACAGTAGAAAAGAATGAAATAGATTTCTTAATTGAAAAAGAAAGAGATGTAGCACAATCTTATACAAATAGATTTATTGATTATATGACTTTTAATCAAACTTTATTTCCTGAATATTATCTAAATTCAAATGCAGATGTTTATCCGGATAAAGACGCAAATTTTACAGGATGGGTACTATAAAAGAAACATACAAGCCAAAAGAAACTAACGTACAAAAGTTAGAGATATTTTTAAACAAATTAAATAAAGACAAATAATGGCTTTAGATTTTACACATATAAAAGGAGATACATTCGAAGCAGTTAATTTTGCTATGATTCTTAATTCAGCAGTTTTAAATTTAACAGGTTGTACATTAAAAATGCAATTAAGAAAAGAATATGGTGGAGTAATATTTTTATCTTTAACTTCCGTTGCAAGTGCAGGAATAACTATTACAAATGCTTCAGGTGGTTTATTTAAAATAAATAGACAAATTATAAATATAGATGCAGGTAATTATATTTATGATATTGAACTTATAAAAGCAGATGGTACGGTTAAAACTTATATAAACGGGAACTTTGTAATAACTAATGATGTAACACGATAATGGCAAACGATATAATAGATATTAATGTTTACGAAACAAATGATTCGGTTGCAATTACAGTACAACCGAATTTAACAACTGTAAACATAACACAAATTAATGCAGGAAATGGTAATGTACCTGTAGGTGGAACAGTAGGTCAAGTTTTAGCAAAAATTGATAGTGCTAATTTTAACACACAATGGGTTAATCAATCAGGAGGTGGTGGTGGAATATCAGATGCACCAAACGATGCAAATGCTTATGTAAGAAGTGCTTTATCTTGGGTTATAGGTTACACTAAATCAGCTATTGATACTTTATTAGGAAACAAAGTAGATAAAGTTACAGGTAAAGAATTAAGCACAGAAGATTATACAAGTGCAGAAAAGACTAAATTAGCAGGAATAGCTACTGCAGCTACAGCAAATGATAATGATGCAAATCTAAAAAATAGAGCAAATCATACAGGTACACAATTAGCAAGTACAATTTCAGATTTTAATAATTCAGTTCAAACTATTGCAGATGCAAAAGTATCAAATGTACCTTATGATTTTAACACTTGGAATGGAGTAACAAATATAGCACCAAGTAAAGACGCTGTTAGGGATAAATTAGACCAAATGGATGTTAATATTGCTAACAAACAACCACAAGCTACTTACGATAATTCACAACCTACAATAGCTTTACTTGATGAAAATGGCTTTCTTTTAAGTGCAGACACAACCGTTTTTGCTAATTTAACAGAATTAGGATATTTAAAAGGTGTTACAAGTTCTATTCAATCACAAATAAATAGTAAGCAACCTTCATCAGTTATACTAACTAATACAACTGCATCTTTTACAACAGCAGATGAAACTAAATTAGATGGAATAGCATCAGGTGCAGAAGTAAATGTAAATGCTGATTGGAATGCAACAAGTGGAGATGCTCAAATACTAAACAAGCCTACTATACCAACTGCTGTTACAGCAACAAATCAATTAACAAACAATGGTGCTGATGGTGTAAATCCATTTATAACTGCTTTAGATATTCCAACTGCAGGTACTGCTTCAACAATAGTTCGTGAAGTTAAAAATATGACAGGTGCAACTTTAACAAAAGGAACAGTTGTTTATATATCAGGTGCAAATGGAAACAAGCCTTTAGTATCAAAAGCACTTGCTACAACCGATGCTTTAAGTTCAAGAACTTTTGGATTATTACAATCAGACATTTTAAATAATGGTTTAGGAAATTGTGTTATTATTGGCGATTTATCAGGATTAGATACATCATCATTTACAGAGGGAGCACAACTATATTTAAGTGGAGTTACTGCAGGAACTTATACTGCAACAAAAATATTAGCTCCTACTCATTTAGTTTACGTTGGTAAAGTTACGCGTTCACACCCAACATTAGGACAAATTGAGGTCGGTATTATGAACGGTTTTGAATTAGAAGAAATACACGATGTAAAGATAGAAACACCCGCCAATAATGAACTTTTAGTTTACACATCTGAAACAGATATTTGGGAAAATAAAACTGCTTCAGAAGCGGGATTACAACCTACATTAGTATCATCTTCAAACATAAAAACAATAAATGGTAGCACAATATTAGGAAGTGGGGATTTAGTTACAATTCCATTTTTAAATGCTTATAGTATGTTAGCTAATAACACAAATTCAAGTGCTACTGCTATTCAACAAGTTTATAGAGATGAAGCCGAACAAAACTATACAGGAACAATAACTTGGAGTACAACTGCTCCAACAACTATTTTAAATAATACTTATAGATGGCAAAGAGTAGGTAGTGTAGTAACAGTTCAATTTAATTTTAATTATAATACAGCTGCTTCAAATAATCAAGTAACATTTAGTTTACCAACTGATATGCCTACACCTGAAAACGTTACAGGATTTACAAGTGCATCAGAAATTATAGCTTACGGAACAGGAATGATGTTTAGTTCAACGACTGCATTTCCTACAACTGCAAGAGTTTCTTTCTTAAGACGTAATTCAGCTAATACAGGTTATGAATTTATAATAGCACAAACTACGGCATCATCTATTAAAACAGTTCATTTAACACTAACATACTTCGCATAATGAAACATATTAGACAAATTAATTCAGTAGGTACTAATTCTTATACTATTGTAGATTTAAGTGGTTATGAAGGAGTTTTAGAAGAACATCCAATATTAACAGAAATACCTGATACATTTGAAGTTTCAGAAGATGAAATACCTGAATATTATCAATTAGTTTCTTATCAAATACAATATGAATAATTTAGATAAAATATTAAACAAAGTTATTTCAAGAAAATTAATGGTGTTTTTAATTGCTTGTTGTGGATTATTTGCAGGTGATTTAACATCAGAAGATTGGGTAGTAATAGCAACAGCTTATGTAAGCATACAAGGATTTACGGACATAGTTAAAATATTTAAGAGTTAAAATGGAATATCAGGAAAAA